CAACGGCTATAATGCCATTGCTGTTTCGGTTTATTTCTGAGCATTTTGCTTGTAATTCTGTTCTGTTCATATTTGAAATTTTTAGTTATTAATACGCAACGGCATATAGCCCCAATACGTTTAGCAAACATTAGCCCCAGACAATTCCAGTACCATTGCAGGAACGGCACGTTTCGGGTGTAATACTACTTGTTGACCAATGACCGCTTGTTTGCATATAAAAACCGTTAGGTACTAATCCGTTTCCGTTACATACAGGACATCGGTGAGGGGCTAACGATTTGCTAACATCGGCTATATTCAATGCCGAGTTTTCTGCTTCATTCAAGTTTTCGTTTTCTTTACTCATTTTATTTATTATTTAAAGTTTATACTATTTAATTCGGCACTAAATATAGCCGAGAACCGTTCTGCCTACTTTTTTACTATTACATTTCTCGCAACGACATACCGTACCACACATATCTCAAGTAGATTATACCTCCAACTTCTCTAACCACCACGACAACTGATACTTATGTTCCAAAAAATCTTGGAGTTTCTCGATGGTTTTAATATAAACAACTTCTTGTATATGCTCTCCTTTGTGGTTTGGATAATCGGTTACAAAATAAAGTTCTTTTCGTTCAAAATCTGCTATGTCCCGCAAAATTTCCTTTGACTTTGAAAGCCCTATATCTGTCATCCATTTGATGATTTTTTCGTAGTGTGCTTTGTCTTCAAAGAAGATAGCATCATAGAGGTTTTTTTCTGTTATCATAGTTCGATATTGTTTTTACCCTCCTTTCTAATCTTTTCCAATTCAATAGCCTCTTTGATTTTAGCTATTTTATTGATGTCATCTACCTTAGAAGGTTGAATATTAAAGTCAGTAATTTGGCACTCTAAAGCAGTAGCCAACATTATCCAAGTTGAATGTTTCGTATCAATATCCTCTCGGTCTTCAAGCCTTATTATTGTGGCTCTACTAACACCGGAAATGCGGGCAAGCTTTGATTGGCTTAGCCCTGCTTTTAGTCTGATTTTTTTAAGTTCGTTTAGCATGGTTTAATCAATAATTTTATATCTTTCATTAGAAAATAGCTATTTCGTTATTTGTAGTGTAGCCATCAAAACCAAGTGCCTTTAGTTCAGATACTAATTCGTTTTGTATTTCAAAATCAGATAATGGTTGAAATTCGTTGCAAAAAAGATTTGAAATCAACTCATTCTCTCTATTTTTTAACTGCTCTATTTGGTTAGCCCACATTTTGCGCTCACTTGCTTTTTTAGCATTATTCATAAAGCGTGTATAATCTCTAAATTGCGTTCCTATTTCAGAAGTAATGTAGTTGTTGTAAGTAGATAATGATTTGAAGTTATTAGCCATATCAAAAAGATTTACGCCTTCAATTTCAACCACTTCTAAAGAGCATTCAGAAATAGCCTCGCCATCTTCACTGTAGATGAATTTGTAGTTATTAGCATAATCCATATTTGAAGCGTAAAATTTTACAGCATTTGGATTTTTCTCTTTTCCGCAGTTGTTGTATTTTCTGTCGCTTCTGTTTTTGGTGTTATATCTAAATGCTTTCATAATTATCTCGTTTTGTATGGTACAAAGGTAGTTATTTGTTACATAGGTGCAACACTAACATTTAACGCATCGACAAACGGGTTGGAATGTTCGACAAATAAAAAAGCTGTAATGCTTTACTCCTTGCATCAATTTTAGTCTGTTTAAGCAACTCAATTTCACAATTCAAAACCTATTAATTCCTGACAATGCTGCTTAGTGTACTTAGGTAGATATACCGTTGCTAACTTAGCCTCAACATGCTTATATACCTCCTTCATGCGCCAATCAACTTCCTTCAAGTTGAATACTGATTCAATTGCATGTATTACGCTTGAATGGTCACGACCACCAAACATCTTTCCTAACTTTACAAGTGCTAATCCCGGTAATTTTAATTTGATGAAATACATTGATACATGCCTCGCTTCAACTATGTCACGTTTACGAGACTTCCCTTCCATTTCTGCAATGGTTACGTCCGTAACTTCGCTAACTGCCTTTTTAATTTTGATTACTACAGTTTCTATACTCATACTCTAATTTAATTGCGTTGTTAAAGGCGAATGGTTGAAGTTGGTAATAACTATGTGTACAAACATTTCCATACTTACTAACTGCTTTTTGTTCGATATTTTTAATCGGATTGCTGTAATCATCTCCTAAAGACTTTAGTCTACATCTTACATGGCTTACCACACTGCCAATGCTGACTGATTTTGTAGAATTAACAAGGTCAATCACGCTGACCTTTTCCGGGTAATTTACAAGCAATTGAAGAAGAACCTCATGCTCTTGTGATTTAGGTTCAATTGACCGTAGGGAGCTTTTTTGCGCCCTTTTTTGGTCAAATAAAAAGTTAAATAGGTGTTTCATATTAATATATAATTTTGTTGTCTAATTGCATAAATTAGCAGATATTTTTGCGTGAATTATTTTAATTTCGTTTTCTAATGCATCCAAATCATCGCTTGCCAGTTCATTGTGGGAGTTCTCCAATTTAGCCCATTTTATTGTCGTTAATGCGTGAAAAATGGCAATACATACGATTGATGTCATTTCTTTGGTTTCGATTGCGGTGGATAGCCGTTCGGGTGTCATGTGATAGATGTCCATGCCGTCTTGTCCGCAGTTGTAATGGGCGCAAATTAAATGCAAAGCCCTGCTTCTCATTTCTGTCATATTGTTGTTATTTGATGCTGCAAATCTAATATAAAATTCCATTCGTGCAAACTTTATTTAACATTTATTGTGTTATATTTTTTAACTCATTGATTTTTAGCGTGAAAAAACTCTGGTAAAAAATAGTTTGCATTTATACAAACTTTAATTAACTTTGCAGCGTGATTAATTTAAAAGAAATACGAATTAAGCAGAATTTAACTCAGGCGCAATTAGCCGATAAAATGGGCGTTAGCCGTGTTATAGTAGGTAAATGGGAGAATAACGGAAACCCAACCTATAAAGCCCTGAGAAACCTTGCAACGGCTCTTAATTGCACAATAACCGACCTGTTAAAAGAATGACAAGAGAATAGTTGGTGAGGCTAATCATAGCCGCAAAAATAGACTGTTTTTTGGCTTAACTCAATTCTAAATCTTTCACAAGTTTTTTCACGTCAAAACGAGGGCAAGCCTTTTTGACATTCGGAAAATCTCTGTGTCCTAAAATTTCAGCATTGGGGTATTTGTCTTTTAAGCCCAAAATAAGCCATTTTAAAGCCATTTTCTGCGCTTCTGTACGGTCGTCCCCAAACTGTCCGCCAATGTAGCTTATATGATAGCTGTGTGCGTTATAGCCAGCCACTCCATTACACACCTGCTCCACTTTTGCTAACTCAACAATTTTCCCGTCTGGTTTTATTATTAAATGGTACCCTGCATTTTTCCAACCCAGATTTTGCCGCCAGTAGCGTTGTATGCTCTCAATGGTTGTGGTTTGAGAAGTCGCAGTACAATGAATTACGATGTACTTAATTTCCCTCATTTTCGTCCTCTTTGAATAGTTTTTTGATTATGGCAATCAACTTGCCGTGAACGCTTGCTATTATCAGGCTGAAAACGTCCATTTCAGGCAGTTCCTTTCCTGTGCGAATGGTGTAGAGGTTTCCGAGTGCAGAAATCAAATCATGACACGCTAAACCCATTAAAATGGTAAAAATAAAATAGGTATGGTTAATTCCCAGCAATTTTAAAAACATACCACACAGCAAAAGCAAAAACATGCCTAAAATTTTAGCAACGGTTTTAACCCAACCGATTTTAGACCTGTATTCGCCCGTTATGCTTGCCCTTAAAACTCCTGTTATAAAATCCAAAACAAAAGCCAACGTAAGCAATCCGAAAATAAGCGGGTCAATTCCTAACCATGCCGCAAACGCTCCTATCGCTCCCGAAATTAAATACCATGTCGTTTTATCGAATTCCATTTTCCTATCCCTCAAACCCATTAAACTGCGCCCCAACAACCTGCGCTGCGGCTTGTGCCACAGCCTCTGCGGTTAAAAAAGCTTCTCCAAGTGTTCCGTTATCAAACTCAATACCCAATGCCACATTCTCTTTATCAGGTACTTTCAGAGTGCCTGTGAGACCTCTGTTATTATACACCGTACCAAATCTTACATCTTGCGGCAAAGCTTGGTCTGCCGTTGTCGGGTCTGTGAGTGGCAATGGATTACCACTCGTGTCCTCTCCTATGTATGAGCCACCTGTCATAAACGCAAATCTTCCTGAAATATGTCCGCCAGCCTTTGTGTAGTCATGCTGTAAGGATAGTACTTCAACTGGTATTGACGGATTGTTATTTACAATGGGAAATCCAGTCGCACCATTTATTACGGTTCCGAAAATTCGAACCTTAATCGCTGTCAATGCCGGCAGAATCATCGAAGTTCCGAGAGAAGAAATCGTACCATATATGTTGATTTGTGCCGAGCCTGTGTTGTTATTTAACATTAAGTTAATAGGGTAATCGCCATAGAAGTTTATAGTACCCGCGAGAACTCTTTGGCGAAACAAAGAAATACTTGAACCTACACCAATAGCAGCCCCGCCAATGAGATTAAGTGTTTGACCAGATATTGTGTTAATTAACAACAAGTCGGCACCACTAGGTATCAACAATGCCTCAATAGTACGCTCTACGTCAGCAAAACTAAGCATATATCCTCCCGTTGCTATACTTGGAGCAGCGAGCGAAGAGTTGGTAATACTCGTTACTTTAATGTCTATGTCGGGAGTAATATTCTTGCCGTTCAGATACACTTCGTCCCCGACAGTAGGCACAGTTCCTACTCTCAAAGGGTCATCGCTGTTCCAATTAGCTGCATTAGACCAGTTGCCGTTACTTATTGGAAACATTATAGCCATTTCTCTAATCTTTTGTTTTGTTCCGAAAGTGCTTCTTGAATATTATTTGCCACAAATGTTATTGCTGAAAGGACTACATCACCATCCTCTTTTTCTTCCCACACCCTTAGTGTTAGCACATACTTATCACCCATTGGGGCTATGCTTGTGTTGTATTTATTATTCATAATTTAAAATATATCTGTCTGTCCATTTTCCTGTTGCTTCCATTACTATCACGCTCGCATCGGCTAAAATCTCAATTCTCGTAATCTTCCATCCTGTGCTGTTCTCCTGCGTTCCGTCATTTGCCACACCGCAATAGCTGTAAGGCTCTTGGTAGTCGTGCCTTCGTACAAATAAGTTTCGCACGACAAAATTACTATTTTCTTTTTCTCCAACCGCACCTAAATTTTTATTGACTACTTTTAAATTTCCGCTACCACCTTCAAACGTTTCAAATTCTTCTTCATTAACAAACAAGGTAAATTTCGGCAAAGGCGGTTCGCCATCTTTGCAGGATTTGCAGAAATCAATCTTTAACGGTAAATTAATATTGCATTCTACTCCAGTAAGATTATCATCAAAGTAATTAACCTCAACACCTTTACTGTCTGTATTCTGTTTTTTAACATATCTAACCCCAAATTTAGGGTGAAAGTTTAAAGTGTCCTCCGTCCAATTTCCAACATTTCCTTTTTCTTTATAAAGTACCTTTTGAAACTCATCAACTAAGTTTTTCATAGGGTAAATAGCCTCATTATAAGCATCAGATGTCTTCCATGAATCATGATTTCCTTTAGTAAGAAAATATAATGTCAATGGTATTTCAATTCTAATGAGATTATTTGACCATTGGCTTTGCCTTGTCATTTCCGTAAATTCACGTAAATAAATAACCGGCAATCTAAGTTTAGGGTCTAAGCTATTTTCGCCCGTAAAGTTCTCGATGTTTACTTGTATAGCAGTACCATGCACAAACTTAACCGGATATAATTCAAAGTTTTCAAGTGATATTTCCGTTTCACTTTCAACGGTAATAGAGTTGTTAACATCAACATCTATAATTGTTCCAATATCAGGAATAATAAAGCCTTTCTGCGCCCATTTGGTATTACAAGTAAGTATTTTCCATTGGTTACTGCCCAAATCGTCAACACTTGCAACATTAATCCAGTTGTTTAGTTTGCTTACAAAATAAGCAATGACATCTTTAGGGCTTGCAAGGTCTTTTTGTGTTATAGCCATGAGCTGTATTTTTTATATTTGCCTTTAAATTCAGGATAGACATCCTTATTATCACACAAATATCTATGCAATGCCTTCCAATTATCAATAGAAATATTGTATTTCTCATAAATAAATGAGGTGTCAAAACTTGCTCCTTTACTTACTTCTGCATCTTGTACTTTAGTGCCTCCTGCCGTTTGTCTATATTTGTCATCAGCCACATAATGAAACCAAACCAAGCCTAATAATAAAGGTTTTAATCCTGTGTAAAAAGTGCCGCAATCATCATCTGTTTTAATGCCGTTAATTAGTCTGTAATATCTATTTTCGGGTGTTTCTGCAATATCTCTATTTTGGACTACCAACGCGCTTAATTCAGCCCCAAATATCTCATATAGAAACTTAGGCACATATTGATTGATGTACGCTTGTATTTTGCCGTCTGTGCCTTTATATAAGCCATAATAACCTATAAAGTCAGATTCTACTAATATGTTTACCGGTAATGGCATAGTTTTGTTTTAGTCAATGTAAATAGCCCTTCCTGAACGTACAAGTAAATAAGCGGTGTAAGCCTCTACTTCTTTAGTTTTTCCTGCTCCTGAATGGCTTTTTGATGTGGTTCTAATAGTTCTGACACCTTCAAAGTTCTTTGGGTCTGCTATTGGTGGTCTTTCAAGTTCCAATATTTTAGTTCCAATTTCTCCAAATTCTTGTTCAATTAGTTTATTATCTACTTTTTCAGACATAATCAAACGCGCATCGCTGCTTGTGTTGATTGTGTGGTGAACCCCCAAAAACATTCCTAAAGGCTCTAATGTTTTAGATTTTATGCCCATTTTCTCCATATAAATACCTGAATTGGTGTCTAATCCTTTGTTTATCTCTAATTCCCCCCAAGGCTTCCAATCAAGTTTATCAAGCACCCACTTAGAGAAGAAACGCCCCCCACCTAATTGTGGCTTTTCAACATTGTAAAATCCTAATTCTTTCGTTTTGGTAGAATAGAAATGCACATTACTCACATTGATAAGCGATTGAGTTCCTTTTTTACAAGTCTCAAAATACCATTCTAAACGCTCTTTTGACAAGAAATCATCTGAACCGATTAGTATAATTCCATCAACTTTTAAAGTTTTACAAAACTCAAATAGGGTATTATGTTTTTGTGATACTGGGAAATTCTTTGCTTCGATGTTATGGCAATTCTCATACTTTTCGCCAATGGTAGAACAAACTACAATCTCAATATCAAACTGCTGTTTTAGTGTGTTTAAATGTTCAATACATAGTCTTGTCAAGTCGTTACGCTTGTGTGCGCAAAATGCGATTGCTATTTTCATGAGGGCAAAGTTAAATAAAAAAAGGGGAACATTTCTGCACCCCTTTTTATAATAATTATTTAACCTATTTTTTATGTAGTTGGGGCAGCAATCAAATCCAAGATAGTATCAATATCATCATAGATAAATGCTTTCTCGTCAAGTTTCTTAACAAACGCATGAAAGCGAGACTCCCCAAGAATGACAAACTGATTTTTGATAAAATCATCATTAACCCATCCGATTTGTACTCTGTATGGAGAATAGTTTGTTGTGTTGTATTTGCTCATGTCAGCAACAAATATTTTACCCGCAGGAATCATTTCTTCGGGATAGATTGTAACACCTCCAATATTTACAGAATTAAACAAGGCAGCTGTTGGATATAAAGGAACTCCATCTGCTGTTTTAGCACTTACTAAATAAATAAAGAAGTCAACCGGATTAACAAGAACTATAGAAGCCATGTAAGGGGTTTCGTCTTGGAAGTTGTGAGTTGTGTAAATGTCGGTAATAGCTGCATTTACTGCATCCATAAAGTTAGGATTAGCCACTTTTCCAGCCATTGCGCCCGCAACAAAAGTACGTCCGTAAACTGTCGCTCCTTTTGGGTTTGGCACGTTTCCGTCACCAAATAAAATACCTCTCATTTTTCGCAAATCATGTTTTTTTCTAAGAAAATCGGTTGCAACAGATTGTAAGCCAGCCACATCTTCGATTGCTTCTTGAGTTAGTCTTTCCCATGCAGCCACCTTTACGGGTTTTGCATAATTAGTTTCCCATTTTAAATCAATTTGAGTTTTTGGAACCCCTTCCGCAGTAAATGCAGCATCTCCATCTTTTGGCTTTGCCTCTGTGTAAGGATAAGCAGCAAGATTAGTATTTATGTTGTTAGTCAATCCTAAGATGTTTGCAGCCCTTAAATTAACATTAGACAATGGTGCTTGCTGTGTTCCTGTAATGTTAGGAGGTGAAGTATTAATGCCGGTTTCGGTAGTAATATTGCCAACTTCTTTTATTTCTATTTCAAGCACACCCGCTTTTTGATTATAAATGGATTTAATCTTATCCAGATTATGGATAATAGCATCTTTTACTTGGTCTTCAACGGATTTAAACTGTGTGTTTCCGTTTTCTTGAAGTGCTTTCAATTCGCCCGCAAGCCTTGTGATTTCCTTAGTGATTTTTTCCTTTGTTGCCATTTCTTTGTTCGCTTCATTTTTCAAATCCTCGATTTGTTTCTGCAAGGTCTCAAATGCTGCTTTATTTGCTTCATTTGACGCCTTTCTCGATGCCTCCTGAACTTGTGCCAAAAGGTCTTGTAATTCTTTTTCTTCCATTTTTTTAAATTGTAAAGTTTTTAGTTAAGTAGTCTATAACTACCTTTTTTCTTTGAGTGTCATTAGACGGCTCGTTTATATCAGTGCCTTTGGCGGCTGTTATTTCAATTGTTGGTGTTGCATAATTAGACCCTAACAGAACCGCGCTGCCTTCAATGACTTTTGCCTCTGTTACTGCCCAAAAATACCCCATTTCCTCTGCTGCTTCTTTATTTGCAATCTCATTTATATACTTTTCCCAAACCTCATTTTCCTCTTTATAACGCTTGTCGGACACGGCTAAAAACAGTTTGACATATCTCATTCCAACTGAATGATTTTTAACTTGTCCTTTTGCATATCTTTCAAACATCTTAGTGTTATGTTCTTTACTTATTTTAGAAACAAATACTAATGCTTGTGTTTTGCCTTCGTAGTCATACCCCAATTCTGACCACTCAAAATCGCTTGCCTTTGCGCTAACATCGTCACTAATTAAATGGTCAAAGTCCATCCTATGCTGCTCTAACAAAAACAGATTTCTGCTTTCTTTTAGTGATTTAGTCCAAATACCTTTGATATGAACATCACCATGAGAATCTAAAATATTAGTTGTGTTGATTACAGACTTAACATAGATTTCGTTTAGGTCTTTTATTTCCTCAACTGATAATGCTTTGTTACTGTCTTGCTTTTCATACACTTTAAAAGAAACGCCAACTGCATCAGCGTATTTAATAGCAGATTTTTTCTGCTCAATAAGTAATGCTTTATTTTTTATCAGTTTTTCTAACTGGCTGCTCATCTGTTTTTGTTATTAAATTTTCGTTTAATGCCTTTTCCTTAACCTCTCGGATTTTCTTTATTTGTTCGGGGGTTAATTTATCTTCCATCGCTGCAAATATACAATTATTTTGATTTATAGATTGATTCGATTAATTTACACTCATTTTCCTAATTCTTTCGCAGGGTTGCCAACTACAACTGTTTTTGGTTTAACATCGCTAACCACAACCGCCCCCATCCCAATAAATGCACCGTCACCAATGGTTATTTTATTTCTAATTAATGCACCTAAACCGATATAAACATTGTCTCCAATGGTTGCCGAACCGCCAATTTTAGCACCTGAAATAATCAAACAATTACGCCCAATCTTCACGTTGTGCGCAATGTGGCAAAATGTATCAATCTTTGTATTATCTCCTATACTTGTCACCCCATCATCAGCAGTAGCCCTTACTATTACCGTATTTTCATGAATAGTTACATTGTCTCCTATTACTATTTTGCCTGAATGCGGTATATGTTCATTCTTGCCGTCAATGTCGATATATCCAAATCCTTGTGGTGCAAATATTACACCCTTAGCAATATTCTCACATTTGCCAACGGTCAAATATTCAGGCTTATAAACATAGTTGTTTACATAGAATGTCTGTTTGCCGTATTTCTTTAATTGTGATAAGTAGAATTCAAGTCTATTCATAATGCAAATTAACTACTTTTTGTATTTAATTTGCAACATGAATTTATTAAGCAGTATTTCAAAGGGTATAGCATCTCTATTCCATAATAATCGGTTCTTTATTTCAATACTTTATCAGCTTGGTTATAGAGGCGAAGTATGGATAAGCACCGATGATGTTAAGCAGATATATGAGGAAATCCCACAAGCTAAAATCGTAATTGAGAAGTTCGCAAACTTATTCTCAAATGCTGAAATATACATTGAAAGAAAAGAGGGTAAAGACTGGGTTAAAGTAGATAATCACCCTGCATACGAGACCATTTATCAACCTAACTTTGACCAGGGTCAAAATACTTTTTACAAAGATTTGGCAATCAAATACAATATTTACGGAAATAACTTTCAGTACTTCAATAAGCCTTCAAGTGTTGGCGGTGTTGTGGGTAGGTTCAATATGTCGCCTCGATATTTAAAGCCAATATTAACAGGCAAATACTTTGACCAGATAGAAATGAAAGGCGTTGTTAGTGGGTATATTTATGAAGATTCAATGACTACAAAAAAACCCATTGATGTAAAGGATATTCTTTGGATTAAAAATGCAGATGTTGATAATCCGTTGTTGGGTGTTAGTAAATTGGTTACGCTTAAATATCCAATGTCAACGGTGAAAGGCTCTTATTCATACTTAAATGCAGTAATTAATAATAAAGGTATGCTTGGGTTTATTGTTAATAAGTCTGTTGAAAGCGGTGGAACTAAACCCATGTCACAAGAGGACAAAGACAAATTAAACAAACAATATTCACAAGACTATGGGCATGGTGACGGTCAGATACCTTTTGCAGTTTTAAACGGTGATGCTGATTTTAAAAACACATCATATCCAGTTAAAGAAATGATGTTGTTTGATACGATAGAACATGGAATAGTTGTAGCAGCTCATATGTATGGAATAAATCCAAACCTTTTTTTAACAAATACAACCTTTGAGAATTTAAAAAGTGGGTTAGTTCACACCTATCAGGATTCAATAATTCCATTTGCTGATATGGTTTCACAAAATGAAACTAAGAAATTCATTGAATTAGGCATATTAAAACCTAATGAAAGGACAAGATTCAGTTATGAACATTTAGAGATACTACAAGAAAGTAAATTAAGCGGTGTAGCTGCTATTGAAAGGGCTATTAGTGCATTAAACAATGCGGTTGCTAACGGACTAATGACCATTGCAGAAGCTAAGCCAATTATAGATAGATTAATAATAACTATCAGTTAATTAAACACATCTGAAAAGTAACTCCTTGCCATTTTAGAAAGTCCTGCAAGCGCATCTATTCCGTCATCATGTTTATTTAGTTTCGGGTCTTTGTCATAGTTTAAAACATTATCTATCCAGTTTTGATACTCCCCGCTTCTATCTTCTTGCTTTAAAAAATAGCAATATTCACTAATAAACATACCCTCCATAATTATACGAGTGTGCTTGTTTTGTGTTGAACTGATTAGGGTTAAATCTGTTGATGTTTCTATTTGACTTCTTAAAGTTCTGCCAAACATTGCACCCATACTATTAGCCTCGCATTGTACATATTTAGGCTTATGTTTGGCATTTAAAGCAACACACAAAGGCAACGTAACATCTGTATTTAATTGACTATAAACAACATCAACAATCATTAATTTGCGCCCTTGTATTGCAGCTATAACATAGCACGTATAATCAGTTCCTTCGTCTGCAACATCAATATAACCTATTTTATCCGGTTGTAAATCTTTCAACTCTGATAGATTGAATTGTTTATAGTTCTTGATTATTGCTCCCTCTGCATGGTCTAACCATTGACCTATTGCCTTATGTCCATAGTATGCAGGTGCATCTATTTTCATTTGCTCCATTTCCTTCAAAAAGGATTCTGAAAGGTTTTCGGAGTTGTCTAAATATGTAAGGTGTAAATGACATACATCAGGGTGAGTGCTTATAGGTACATCATAGCCATCTATGTTAATAATTCTGTGGGTAGATTTTAGCCAACGCTTGTAAATCCAATGATTAGTATCGCATGGGTTTAAAATTATTATTACTTTGTTTTCTGCTTTTTTAGTTCTAACAGATAGATTAATCGTATCAAATGTTTCCTCATCTTTAAACTCTTCAGCTTCATCAACTACAAAATGAGTAACTCCTTCAAGTGATTTAAGGTTTGCGGTTTGGTCGCCTGAACTTGTTTTAATGCCTCGAAACATTATTTGATTTTCTGTAACCTTATTAATAATGTCCTCTTTTGTAATATGAAAGTCTTTCTCTTGCCCTAATAACTCAATCTTTTCCTTTTGTTCGGGTATGATTGAGTCATGAGCAGACTTCATTGTATAACGTGTGAATAACGCTTTAAAATGTTCGTTATAAGATTGGTCGTTAAGGTAAATAGTAACGCTGAAAGATTTAGAACTTCCACGTCCTCCAGTAATAAGAATATATCTTTTATTCGTTGTCCAAAGTTCTTGAATCTTCTCGTTTAGTGTTATTTCCATTCGTGAAGTTTATAATAGGTCTTGAACTTATTTCTTTGTCTTTTGTGGTTGTGTCTAATCGGTCTGTCCAACCATGATTGGACTTTAAATTCATTATAGCAAGACTTGGTACAATGTTTTGCTTTTTACCGTTGTAAAAACAATTGGCTTCGCAGTTGCTTTTTATCCTTTCAAATGTTGTTTTTAAAGTAGGAAACTTGTCAGATAAGTAGGTAAACAAATGATGGTACTGATTTAATTCTTTAGCTATTTCGCCAATAAAATCATAGTCTTTGTCCTTAGATAATTCATAAGCCTCATTAAAGAATTTTTCTGCTTCTTCTAAAGTCCACTTTTCAGCATTAGTATTATTATCAGGTGCTGCCATATTACTTACTAAACCAAGTTATCAAAGTATCTGTCTCAAAATAATCATAAACCTTCAATTGTGATTTTGTAGGCTTTTCGTAATATGAAGAATCATCAAAATAATGAATGTAATTGCCTTTCAAAGTGTATTTTACTTTTGTTTCAATTGGAGTGCCTATGATACATCTAACATGATGTAAAGTGTCATTTGATATGATTAGCTTTGAATGTGTATTTTGGTTTATACATTCAGTTCCAGTGGGGTAGTTTTTGCCATGTAATCCAGTATGGCTCGAATCTTCATACCAAGTTCCTACAATCTCATTTGTTTGCGCTTGTTGATTGCCTTTTCCTTTCTTTTCTTTCTTGCAAGAAGTAGCCAACAGAGTTAATCCGATTAGTCCAATTAATATGTGTTTCATAATGCAAATATAATCAATTTTTGAACTTATAATGATTATCATACGCTGATTCAAGTTCGACATCAACATCTGCAAGCTCTGATAAGTCGTTGTAATTAGGTTTGTATTCACCTGCATTGATTACGGGAGTATTGGTGTGCCTTGTTGGATTAATCAGATTATAATCAGTCATAGTAATGTTTTCGCCCATTAGAATATCGAACTGAATGAACCTGTGTAGCTTTTGCCAAATAAAACCAATATTCCAAATGTAACGAGTTCGTCTTATGTGCTGAGTAGGTATTTTAATGCCGGTTTGATAACGAACTGATTCATTTTCAGCATCGGAATTATCTTTTCCAAATATTGAATTTGGAATACGTATCTGATTTTCCCAATTGATTTTTTGAAAGTCGCGCCTATTAAGTTCACTTTCAGGGTCGCCAAGTTCACCATTTAGAAAATATTGAACCCTAACGGTTTCGTCAGCTGCATCTTCATCAAATGGTAGTAATTCGTATTTAAATGAATATCGGTCAACTTCTACGCTTCCAATCATGCCTCTAAATCTTAGTTGATAACAACCTGCACCATGTGCATCTAAAATAGCATTCCAATCAAATCTGAATCCCATAGGCTTCTGATTGAATTTATTAGCAAAGAAACCCAAATCGTACAAAGTGCCTAATCCTGCATACGGTACTTCAATGCCATTTCTAAACAATACTACGCTTGCAGAACTTACTACACTTGCATAGAAAGTAATAAACGAACTAAAGTCATTAGTCAACTCATTTGTGGGGTCTGAAAGGTCTGCAAATACCTTTATTTTAAAGCTACAATCATTATTTGACCTAAATAAATTGTATGTAGGTGTTACAATTGGATTGCCTCGTAAAATGTCAAAATCTTCTGTCCAAATCATAATATTATATTAACCCTCCGTCCGAAAGTATCCATCCTTGTGAAACTAAATTAGTCCGTCCTGTAACCGCTGCTGCGGTGTATTCTATTGTTCCAAAACTACAAGTAACCGCACTTTGTAAACTTAAAGTACTCCAAGTATTGTAAATTGCATCCAAGTGGCTATAATCAGACGTTGTTTTCCCTCCCATAAAGTTTAATGCAGAAGTAACATTTGAAACATTCCAACTGCTTATGTCTTTGTTAAATGCAGTACAAAATTGAAACATTGAATTTATATTTTGCGCGAGTGACATATCCCATACTCCTATATCTTGATTAAATGCACCGGCAAATGTAAACATTGAATCAAAGTCAGTAACATTTGAAGTGTCAAATCCTGAAATGTCTTGATTAAATACTGTGCAGTTATAAAACATAAAGGACATATTAGTAGCTGATGTTGTTTGCCAACTTGTTATATTGCCATTAAATGATGTTGCATAATCGAACAGACTTCGCATGTTTGTCACATTACTTACATCCCAATCATTCATATCATCATTAAATGATGTTGCAGCAAAGAACATTGCATTCATGTTTGTGATATTACTTACATCCCAATCGTTTATTTTGTCAATAGTTGTTAGAGATGTGCATTCTGCGAAAAAGAAAGACAATGTAGTTGTATTTCCTAAATATGGCACATCGTCTATTGTAGTTAAATCTAAGTTCTTACACCCTCTAAATGTGCCAATAGTGTTGCCACTTTCAAAGCAACCCCATCGAGTTATTGAAAGTAGTTTTAATCGGTCGCCACCGTTATTGAAAGCCCAACCACTAAGCACGCCTATAATAGTAATTGTGTAAGTACCTGCGCTTGCGTATTGGTGTGTTTTCGCGGCATCATTCCATGCAGTTATAGTGCTTACAGAATTATCGCCCCAATCTACATCAAAAGAATAAGTACCGGTAGGAACTAAAGGCAAACTAAAACTATCACTTGCGCTTGTCCCTGCATTATCTGTTTTTACTTCAAATATGAAAAAACCGTTGGGGGGCTCAACAAAAGATAAATCACTCCAAATGCTTAATTTATTCGCACCTTCTTTTATTCGTTTTCCGTTTAAAGTAGCCCTTAATTGAAAAGTAGTTGCATTGGTTTTAGTTATTTCCACATTATCAGACTTCCATAATCTATAAGGGTCGTGGCTTCTCAAACTGCTAACCCTTGCATTTGTTTCAATCCCTCCGTTTCTGTAAAGATTAGCCCACAATATACCCCTTGCATCAAGCTCTGAATAATCCTCAAATGAAGCATCCGTTTTTGTTGCAGTAACCACATTGTCTGCGAAATCAACGAATAAGCCGTTTTGGGTGTCATTTGTTACGGTAATAGTTCCTGTGTCGTAGTCTTCAAATTCAAGTTCCTCATCAATATCATTTGAAAGTAAATATTGAACGCCATCCAATGAGCAAGTAAGTTCAATTAAATGGTCAAAATAAGTGCTAAATCGTTGCCAAACTTGTTGGAATCCGTTAAACTCTTTTGTATGGTCAAAAGCTGAACTTGTCAATATTTCGCCATTAATAGCAATAAACTGCCTCCAATCTTCATATCTAAAAATATAAGGTGTTTGCACTTCAAAGCATCTCAATTCGCTTGTATCAAAATCGCTATTTCTGTTAACTGTAATATTTTTATACAAGTCGCTTGCTTCACGTGGATATGATTTTGCAATAGTATAAACAAGGTTTTGGAATATGCCGTCTAAAACTTTCGCGCCAAGTGTGTTTATATCTGTTTGTTCAAGTGTGTTTATAAATCCATCACTAACAGTTTTAGCAATGAATTTAAGTCTAATTCTGTCTATTCTAACATCTGTTAAAGGGTCAACTTTTACAAAGAATCTATTAATTGCCAAAAGCTCCATATTTGGCGAAATTCTGTCAATAGTTCCAGTGTCTTTTACAAATCGAGTTGAATCAAAAGTAACTCCTAAATCGGGTGGAGTTGGGCTAATTGGTAGCGAAAATATAAAGATGTTTTTACGCGTATTATTTAACGTATCAGGCTCATGATTTAAGCATAAAACAAAGTTGCCTAATGGTGTGCTTTCCATTACCTTAAACGTAATTGTAATAACGGTATCGCCTGAAATTGTTTGCGCTCTAACTGTATTGACAAGAATATAATCCGTGAAATCATTACTCGAAGCTGCACCCGTTAAAAAGTTTACGTTAGTTCTTGTTGAAGAATCAAATTGATAGAACTGTCTAAATGTTTTATCATTATCGATTATTTCTTGCTCAATATAACCCCATGCTTTTGCAGTGTCTGCTTCATCAGGCGTTAAGCCTCCATAGTTTAGCTTAAATGTTGCAATATATGTGTCAGGGTAAAGTATATTAGTAACAGGATTTGAGTTACTATCAACTATTGCTAAATCATAGGCAGTTACTTTGTCTATTCCTGAATTGATAGTTTGATTTATGCCTCCAGTATTACCATTTTGAGAAGTGCTTAAAATAATTCTATCATTTTGCATATCATGTTTTTTGATATTTGCTTGAAAATAATATGACAGGCAATTTAATCCCTCGAATCTATCCACGCTTTCCGGGGCTTCTTCGCCTGCTAAATGGAACGGATAAAGTATAAATGTATGTTGAATTGTAAATGTAAAATCTAAATCATTTCCAGTTCTTAAAATCTGATTGACTGAAAATGCGCTCGGTATTCTATTAATCCCTTTTGAATTGTCATTATAGTTAATAGTTGATAATGTAGCCTCAAAAGCTCTATGCTGACCGTTTCCAATGTCATTTAAGTTGAAAGAGTCAAAGTTATTATTTATCGAATAATCAAAAACAAGATTATCAAATAGAGGCGCGCAACCTACAAAATCATTTGCACCTAAAGTGAAGTTAGAGTTAAAAGCAGTTGAGCCATTTACATCAAAAACTAATATTTCAGGGCTAATTATTTGAGTAATTAAGAAAAACGCAATTGGGTTTATAGTTGCTGCCGTAAACACACCAATATAATCGCCTACCTTCCAATTTTCAGATGTAAATATTGAATCAGTTGAATAAACGTATCCAATAGTTGAGGTGCCTGCTGCAAGTCCTATATCTTTGGGGTCGGGCGTAAATTCCACCTCATTAAATCCGGTTCCCCAAAATACGCTATTCCAATTGAAGGTAATGTTTGCGCGTATTTGGTCGCCAACAACACCAACCAACTCTTGTGATGTTTGCTTTGCCGTTTTTCGGCTTAAATTAGTAAATGATATGGATTGAACTCTAAGCATTATTTATATGTGTTTTTGCTTTCTGAAATTCTCTTTTTGCTTTTGCCAAATGCTTATCAAATTTAGCCTCTTTCAGCTTTTCGTCAACTTCTTTTTGTTGTTCTGGTGTAAGTCCTTTTTTAAACGCATCGACAAACATTGACAAGCCCTCAACTCCTTGCGAAATGTTATTAATGCTGTCAGTAAGGCTCTTTTTGATATGGTCTTGCATGGTGGCAAATTTAATTAAATAATGTTATTCAGGCTCAATAATTTCAACACTCAAATTATTGGCATAAGTTTGCCTAACTCGATACTGACCTTCTAATACTTGAAGTGCAGGGCTTAGTTTCATGTTTAATATTTCTACTTCTTGACCTTGTGCATTTTCAGCGTAATTAGTTAATCGTAATGCTGCCATTTCTTCATACCCAATTTGAATAGGTGGCAAATCATAAGTTAGCCATTGATTATTTCCATCAACAAAATTTCTTAAATAGTGGAAATTCTCATATAAATATTTTGCGTTCAAATGGGTGTCATTTTCGGGGGCTAATTTACCATCATCATTTAGGAGTAAGATTTTAGGCGTGTAAACAAAATCGTTTTCCATAACTAAGTAATTCTTTCTATTCTCAATTATATTAAATTGAACTTTCGGAATTGGTGGAATCGGTTGTGGGTTATAATTCACATTTAAGCCAATAAATCGAAGCGCCTTTACAATGCTTTTTAAAGCACTTCTAAGCGAATTAATGGCTATAATCAAACCGTTCAGCAATGCAATAATTCCATTAACTATTTCTTGAACAACTTTCAGAAATGTATTTGCAACTTTCTCAACAAAGTTTAATTTGGCTTTTCTTTTTCCCAATGCAAAGGGTATTGTAACTCGGTCTAATCTTCGCGCTAAATTATTTCGCTGGTCAAATATTGCTGACGGCTTAGTATTTACTTGCACCGATGTGCCTTTGAAGTTCAAAATAGTATTTCTATCATCGGAATCGTTCACAAATTCCAAAATAAATGAAGAGTAAAAGTCATCTATATTATATGTATAAGTTTGATATTCGCCTCCTAAGTCGGGTATTTTAAAGGCAGGTGTACCAATTCTGAAATCGTCTTTCTCAATGTAAAGAACATTATCAATGATGTTTATTTTAGCATAAAACATTGTTCTAATTGCTTCCAAAAACTCTCCCACCGTTCCTCTATAATATCCGTTTTCTGTTCCTTCTGTTGTTTTAATTCTGCCTAAAAACCTTCTTGCAGGGCTTTGATAAATAGTATATTTTTCAGGTAATATGACGGCTTTTCTCCAAACATCAGATTGCAGTATTGAACTTGATAGAGTAAAGCCAAAATAGTTACATATTGCGTTCAAATGGTTCAAAACCTTCATTCCTTTATGGAACTTTGTCGGATTAATTATCAAGTCGAATAACTCTAAAACAATAGCAATTAGGCTAAGAAATAGCAATGTTAAATAAACAATAAATCCAATTAGTTCAACGATTGCAGGGATAGTAGTTGTAACACCTGCCACCCTTGAAGAAATAGCAGGTAATTCGTAAATGATTAGCTTCCTTAATTCCATTGTTATGACAAAACCACTCAATAAAGTAAGGAATGTTTCAGAATTTCGCCCCACTCGATTAATCACATAAGGCACATCAACAAAATCATCATCGGTGATAAATCCCTGCGAATAAAGAAACTCGAAATTAACCCCATCTCCATTTTCTGCTAACCAACTTAACCCCCTTGTTTCTTGTGCTTGTGCCTCAATTAGCTTGTTTGCCTCGTTTACTTTTGCAGACCAAAGGTTAATAAATCCCTCGAAAATAGTAAACTCCTTACCCATTTCATTACTTACAATTACCTTATATGGCAATCCTTGTGTAATGTCATTTTCTTTCCATGCCTTAGCCAATGAGTAAGCATCGTTTGGCTCACCTGCTCCAATCTCTAAGTCAATAGTAGATGTTGTGTTTGCATTTCCTGAACTATCATAAACTATTTCGTAGCCAATAGCCTCATAATTATTAGGAGGGTTTAATTCGGAGTTGTTGTATAGGTGGCGTTCTTTCATTTCTTGAATCTGCTAAGCGAGTTTTTATATGTCGTTCTTTCCTTAATTGAGGCGCGGTAAACGGTTTCTATGATGTTGCCAAAATTATCAAATTCTATCATTTGTGATGGCTTAGATGCAATCTTTTCAAGTAGTTGATTGGCTTTCATTTGCTGAATTAAAAGTACATTATTAGCCATACTTTCAGCAACATTAACCGCTACTTTTTTAGGTGTGTATAATTCGTGGAATATGCCTTTATTCATTGCACCAACAACACCTTTATAGGCTTGATTAGCCTCTGTTGTTACAATACCTTCGCCAACCCTTACAACTGCATCAACAGTATCTTTACCTTTACTAAAGGGGCTTTTCTTACCTTTTTGAGTTACATATTCAGAACCTTCTTCAAAGTATTGTAAACTTTTAGAAATTCCTTTTGCAAGTACGACCGCTCCAAGTGCTTTACCAGCTGCCACTCCATAATTATCACCTGCTTTGATATTAGAATTCAGACTATTTACAAAAACTTCACTCAATGCAAATGCTTCTTTTTCGCGTGCCTCTCGTTTTAGTTGCTCTTTTCGAGCTTGTGCTGCTTTCTTTTGTTGTGCTTCTTCAAATGCTAATTGATTGGTTATGCCTGCTGCTGCCCTATCAGATTGAATTTGTATTTGTCTGTCACGTTCTTGTGTTTCAAGGTCATAATAACGCTGCCTTAGATTATTTCTTTCTTCAAGTGTCGCTTGTAGTGCATCAGTGCCTTGTTTTAAGTAGTCGCGTTCTTTTTTAATCTCTTTTTCTTTAGTCGTCTTATTGAGTGTTGCAATCTCAAAGAGTATTTCTTGTTCGCGCTTGTATCTTTCAGCATTAGACAAATCAGCATTATTTCTCACCTCTTCAAGTTCGCGTTCTAATTGTTCAGTTTTTAGCTTTAATATTTTAGCTTGTAAATCTTTATACTCTTGTGTTGTCACATCTTCAATTTGCAAAAGCTGTGTTTCAAGTTCAATTATTTCAGCATCGTAGAACATTTCTTGTTCGCTTTTGAATTTGGCTAAACGTGCCTTTTCAAGTTCGGCTCTTTTGTCCTGATATTCTTTAGTAATTTTTAAAAGTTCAGCATTGAGTTCTTTTTCAAGTTCAATTTCAAGTTGATTTCTAAATTTACCTTCTTTTCTAAGGCTTTCTATTTTGTCTTTAAATGCTGCTATTGCAGTCTTCTTTCGCCTTACCTCTTCATCTTCTATTTGCCTAATAATTGAATCCCTTACTTCCTTTTCATAACTGATTATTTCGTCTTTATTGTCTTCGGTAGTAATTTTCTTTTTTTCTTTTACATTATACTTTTCCAAATCTAATAAAGCCTTAATCAACATTTTGCGCCTTTCGAGTTGTTCTTTGCCAAATTTAGTAATATTTTGTATTCTGTTTTCCTCCAACATAATAGCGGTATAAGCCCCTATTTTCTCAAGTTTTGTTCGTGCATTTGCATACTTTTTTCTAAGTTCTAATAATTTATCGCCCTCCCTTTGTGCTATAATATTGGCTTCATCTTCTTTTTTATTGATAAGAGTTATTTCTTCTTCAATATCGCTGCGCAGTTGCTCTAAACCCTCTTTTGATAGTGAGTTTGCAATTTTTAATCGTTCCTCAATACTTCTTATTGCATCTGCTTGCCTTCTTTGTTCATCATTAAACCTCTTATGTGCCTCTGTAGCTTCATCAGTAGCGGTTTTATAACTCCGCATAAAAGTTATCAAAGTAACTAATAACCCAACCACAACGCCTATAACATTGGCTTTTTGTGCTGCATTGAATTTATTTTGTGCAGCCGTTGCAAGATTAGTTATAGTAACATAAGCACGCTTTACTGAGCCTAAACTTATTGTTAAAATATTGCTTAGTTTTAAAAGCATATTTGTTGCCACCAAAGACACCCTAAATGCTGCGTAACCTGCCAAAACAGAACCAATAACTTTTGTCATTGATACAAGATTTTCGGCTACATTTCTAATCCCTAATTGATATTCATTCAATTCACTTTTAGCTTTTTCAGTACCTGCTGCCATACGTAGCAATTCAGTACCAACACCTAAAATACTTTTCAGCAAATTCGAAAATGCACCATCACCTTTATCAACTGATAATATCAGATTTGTGAAAGAAACGGTAAATCTCGTATAATAGTTATTTATAGATTGAGAAGCATCTTCAAACTCTTTTTCAAGTGAACCAGTTGCATTTGATACTTCTTCTAAAGAACGTGTTAAAGTTCCAAACCCTGCCGTAGCTAATGAGCCAATAACACGTTGGTCACGAACAGAATTTATCCCTATTAATTCTAATTGCTGATTTACTGACCCTCCTGATTCCGAAACCTTGTTTAATCCTGTGATAAAATCAGTTAAAACCGAACCTGAATTGGCTTTGAATTGCTTATTTAATTCTTCTTGTGATTTGCCTATTAAATCAGTGATTGCCTTTAATCCTTTGCCCGTTCTTATTGCATTTTCAAAAATTGATAAAGTCCTGCCAATTGTTGACCCGGTTATCTCACTTTCAATACCAACAGCTTTTGTAGCCGTTGCATAAGCCAATACTTCTTGTCTTGATAACTTATAAACACCCGTATTTTGCGCTATTTGTGTGGCATTTCCTAAAATCTCATTTTCAGATGCTGCAAATTTATTTCCTAAATTTACTATTTCGTCCCCAAATGCTTTTATGTTTTGTGTTCCCCCATCTGTTAGAGTTAAAAGCCTTGCAATCGCTTTTCCTCCTTCTTCGCCTGTAACATCAGAAGCCGCCTCCAGCATGGCTAAACTTTCAGCAAATGCAAGTATGTTTTCAGTTCCTTTTACTCCTAATTGCCCTGCAACTGAACCATATTCAAGAAGTTTAGAAGTGTCAACATTTTCAAGTTCATTAGAAAGTGCAATTATTCCAAGTTTTAATTTTTCTAATTCCTCTCCTTGAATTCCTGTTGTTTTAGCGACTGAAATAACACCTTGGTCAAAGTCCTTAACACCTCTTAAAGCCTCTCTAAAAACACCTGCAACGGCTCTAAATCCTATAAATATACCAAATGCACTTGCCAATGATTTAACGGCATTTGCAGCCAATCCAAATACACGCGGGTAATTACCTACATTTCTTTGAAATTGCCCTGCGTTTGCATCTATCTGCTTTAATTTGGCATCAAGTGGCGTTAATTGAGCAAGAAGTAATTTTGCAGATTTTGAATTTTCGCCTTGTGCAACGGCAACATCTTTGTATTGTTTTCTAAGATTGTTTACTGTTTTTGCTAATTTATTGTAAGCAGAATTTTCAGCATCTATCTTTTTTACATTCCTATCAAACGCCTTTTCCCTTTGTTGGGCAAGTCTTATTTCTGCTAACCTTTCACGCTCTTTTTGCTTTATAAGTTGTTCTTCGGTCTTTTGTACAACTTTTCTTACCGCTTGCTGTTTTTCAAGTGCAGCCGTATATTCATTAACTTGTGCAGCACTACCAAAAGCGTTATTGCTCTTAGCAATTTTCTTAGTTTCCTTAGTAATTGCAGCAAATGAAATCTTTAACGATTCCAAAACAGTTTCCAACTCCTTACCGCTTGCAATGGTAGGATTAAATAAGCCATCATCTATTATTTCATTACTCCGAACTGGTACTTCTGCCATGTTTTTCGATTATTTTAATTGTTGTGAAATATTCCTCAATCGTCATTTTCTGATAGTTAATGTTCATTTTAGTAGCCATTTTCATATTTAAAACCGATTCCAAATATGTGGTTACTTCTTTATCATTTTCCAATAGTTCAAGTTCTTTCTCTGCAATCTGAATGAATACTATTCTATACCTTTCCCCTTTACTGTAAACTTTTTCCCATTCATTTTCAATCCATAGTTTTTTCTTAAAAATAGATTTTAATTTGTCACTAACTCCGAAATTATCAATGATTAAATCTTGTATTTTTTGCCTGGCTTTTATGGCTTCTTTCATGTCGAATTTACCACTGATAAGCAGTAATTTCATATCGAGGGTTTTGTTCGCCTCTATCCATAATTCCATTGGCATTTTCAGATTATCCCAATAGTTGCTTTTTGGCGTATTCCACCAAATAAGGCTTAATATTTTGCGCCAAATTGTTTTTACTTTCATTAGTTAATCCTATTACGTTGCCAAATGCTAATATTATGTTTGTTCCATCGTCTGTGATTTCGTTTGCTACAATGTTAAACCCATCACTATTTACTTTAATTCCAAATGATTCAAAGAAACTTCCACTATCAAATAGAAAGTAATTGTCACCTCTCGTTTTTCGCTTTGTTTTTCCTTTATATGTGAAAGAATTACGGCTATTTATTGCATCTGTGAAGTTGCTATATTTTCCTAATTTATCTCCGTCAATATCTGTACTGTCTTTAAATATTTGTTCAAATCTATTCAAATCCAATATATATTCTTGAACCTCTTTTTTTCCTACAATACGAACAAATGCAGCGTTTGGGCTTAGTTTTTGGGCGTTTCGTGCAATTCTAAATAGTCGGTCAAACATGAAGCAAATTTATAACAAAAAAGGGGCTAATAAAGCCCCTAATTTTAACATTATATTTTTACCTAAATTATGAACCCGAAGTAACTGTAATTTCTGTGTCAGGAACTGAACTGTAATCTCCACCGTCTTTTTCTACTGTTAATTGAAGTACATCTGCTACTGTTGGGTTATCTCCACCGTCCCAAGTGATTGTATATTGACCTTCATCTTCTGTAACTCCAGTAATTGCGATTGCAGATTCATCCGTAACATTTAGCAATGTCATATCACCTGCTACTAATCCAGTAGCTTTAAAAAGACAATTAGCATATCCTTGGTCAGAAACAAATTCAACTACTAAAGCGGTTGGAGTTGCTTCGATTACTGAAAGATTAAATGTTATTAAACCTCTTAATTCGCTTGGACTTTCTTCAAACGCCTCGCTTGAAACAGTGATTAATTCAGAATCTTTGTTTTTGATATTCATATCAAATGAAATATTCAAACCTGCGCCAATGTCACCACCGCCAAAAATTTGTTTTGTAAATAACGCTTGTAATGGAATAGGATAAACTTTTGTTTTATCTCCTTTTCTGACAAGTCCAGTAACTGCATCTTGTTTTGAAACAATATAAAAACCCATTTCCAGGCTCATAAAGTTTTCATATTGTGCTTCCAAAGCAGCACCAACTCCCCAAATAGAAAATAAGATATTTCTTGCACCTTGTCTAACATACTGCTTATTTCCGTTGTTGCCTTCTTGAATAGTCGGGTCGTCACGTTCTGAAACAAAGTCATTAATTTGACCGGTGGGGTACATTCTTGCAAGTTTATCAGCTGCGTTAACCCATCCAGTCATTACAGTGCCAGTAATTGGCAATGTAGCAAGGTCAATGTAATTCAAAGTGCCGTTTGCCTTTCTGATGGGTTGAAAAATAATGCCGTCAGCATCTTTAACAAGCCCTTGACAAAGGGCTATACCAGTGTTACCTGTTCTTGTGCATACACATAGTTCGCTCATAATTGTATTTTAAGTTTTAATTTGGTGGCAAAGTTAATTAAAAAATGAATACAACAAAAAAAGATTTAACCTTTCATTTTCCATCCAAAAACAAACGCCACAAACAAAAGCAACCAAAAGCAGACCCATTGCCAATTCTTTATTTTTGCTTTTGTCACTATTTCAGGTCGATAAACAATCTTATCAACTTCCGTAGTAATTATTTGAGGGTATGTTTCAACAAATACTTTCAACTGCCCGTTCTCAATATAAGCCAGTGCATAGTATTTATCATTGCGTTCTGTAAATGGCTTAATTTTTATTGCACTTGGAATAAGTCTAATAATCGGACTTAAATCACCATCACCATTTTGCAGAACTAACCTAATTGAATCTAATAACTTAGCCGTGTCAACTTCTAAAGTTGCCCAAAATTCAATTGTATCGCCTTGAATAGTGTCGCGTATTGTGTCGCGCACTGTCATAGCATTTAAACACTCGGGGTGTTTTAGCATCTTCTTAGACATTCGCTTGCATGGGTTACAGGAAATAGCTAAGATTATGGTTAGGGATAGGATTAGGAGTTTCATATGTTTTTTCTTAGGTTAAAATCTTTTTCTACCTCCATAAAAAAAAGAACCATTTCTTCGTTTTTCAATGTTTCTACCATTTTATTGGGTTTTTAATTATTCGTTTTGCGTATTTCGTATATTTATGAGTTATATTCAATTTTTCTTTTTCCTTTTTCTCCCTCTGCACCGCAGTTTGGCTATCCCACAAAATAAAAGAGTGCAACGCCTCGCTCAATCCAACCTAGAGTTGCACACATTTATTTTTTACCCTCCCGCAAAAACGCATAGCACTTCTGTTGAACTTCTTCTTTGCCTCCGTGTAATTCGATTAGCGAACCTTCAAGAAATAAATTAACCTGTTGCTTTTTATCTTCAACTGGTTTTCTGCCTGCTTTTTTTCTTGCACCTCCGTGCGTTTTCTTCTTTGCCATTAGTTTGATTTTAAAATAAGGGGAGCAACTGGCATCCTCCCCATTTCGCCAGCCTGATGAAAACTTACCACAGTAAACATCAGGATTTATCTACTTC